TATGGCTATGTCCGAAAAAGAATATAACGATAAGTTTAGTGAATATGTAGGTTGGTGGAATGTTGAGATACCAAAGTTTAGGGTTGTGCGTAACACTAATCTTATACCTTACGACACTGTATTGGAGAACCTTGTCAACACAGATGCAAAGGGGTGGATACCATCATGAAAAGATATTGGATAGTTCTCGACACTGATGTGCCTTTAGCGGAAGACGAACGCGGTCAGGTGCAGGTGAGGATAACTGATATTCATGGTAACGTGTTTGAGTGTGAGGCAGAAGAAATTATTTTAGTCAATAGGGGGAAGAAAGATGGATACGAGTAAAATATTAGCTAAGGTTGTTAATCAACTTAAATTTTGTATAAACGACATCTGTGAAGATGAAGTTTTAACTGATGGCTCAGAGGATATTTTTGAGGGCAGAAAAGAGTTGGCAGAAAGTTTATTAGAGCTTATTGAAAGTGAGGGGTTTACTGATGAAACAGCTTGAAGTTGATGCGTGTGTAGCATTGTTGCGTATTGCAGACTCACTAGAAAAATTAGTAAACATAATTGAGGAAGAACGTAATGGCGATGACTCCAGAGAAGAAAGTAAAGAAGAAAGTAGCTAAACAGCTAGACGATTTGGGGTGCTATTGGTTTTATCCTGCCACGGGTGGCTATGGTAAAAGTGGTGTGCCAGACATAGTCGGTTGCTACGAGGGTAAGTTCTTTGGTTTTGAATGCAAGGCGGGCAAAAACAAACCAACACCATTACAGCAAAAGAACTTATACCATATACTAGTTAATGGTGGTATATCCGAAGTGATAAACGAAGACAATGTAGATAAAGTTAAAGACATGTTGTTGGGTATACACTACAACCCAGATCAGTTAGAGTTAGATTTATAGCTCCAACCTCAGTAAGTCGAGGAATAGGGCGTAGCCGTGGGTCGCGTATGACTTATAACCCACACCATTTTCAAGGGGGAATTATGGATTTAATAACAATAGATTTTGAAACGTATTACGATAAAGACTTTTCACTTAGTAAATTAACCACCGAAGAATACATACGTGACAAGAGGTTTGAGGTCATAGGTGTAGCTATCAAAGTAAACAATAATCCCACAGAGTGGGCAAGCGGAGATCATGATGAAATTAGAAATTATTTACAACAATTCGATTGGGCGAATAGTATGCTTGTTGCTCATAATAATATGTTCGATGGTGCTATTCTTAATTGGTTGTTCGATGTTTATCCTAGGGCTTATACCTGCACTGTTTGTATTGCCCGTGCTTTACATGGGGTTCAAGCTAGTGCAAGCCTCAAAGCAGTTGCTGAACGTTATGGCATTGGTGCCAAGGGTACAGAGGTACAACAAGCCATTGGAAAAAGAAGGAAGGATTTTCGACCAGACGAATTAGATGCGTATGGTGATTATTGTGTCAATGATGTAGAACTGACATATAAACTGTTTTGTATTATGGGTAAGCAGTTTCCTAAGAAAGAACTCAAACTCATAGATACAACTTTACGTATGTTTATTGAGCCTACCTTACGTGTGCGTTCCGCACTACTCGATTCACATCTCATGAAAATACGTTCTCACAAAGAACAACTCATTAACGCTAGCGGGCTTACAAAAGACACATTGATGAGTAACGATAAGTTTGCACAAGCCCTCAGAGATATAGGTGTAGAACCCCCCACTAAAACAAGCCCTACCACGGGCAAAGAAACATACGCATTTGCTAAGACCGATAAAGGTTTCAAAGATTTATTCACACATGAAAACCCAAAAGTACGGGCTATGGTTGAAGCAAGACTTGGCAACAAGTCTACACTAGAGGAAACACGTACCCAGCGGTTTCTTGACATAGCTAAACGTGGTGCGTTACCCGTACCAATTAAATATTACACAGCTCACACGGGTAGGTGGGGTGGTGATGACAAGATTAATATGCAGAACCTACCAAGTCGTGGCAACAAGTCTCTCAAAGATAGTATTTACGCACCTGAAGGACACATGTTAATTGACTGCGATAGTTCGCAGATTGAAGCACGCGTACTCGCATGGTTGTCGGGTCAAGATGATTTAGTACAAGCATTTAACAGAGGAGAAGACGTTTACAAGAAGATGGCTTCGTCTATCTACGGCGTAGATGTGAACGATGTTACCAAAGAACAACGCTTTGTAGGTAAAACGGCAATACTTGGTGCGGGTTATGGTATGGGTGCGGTGCGGTTCAAAGATCAACTAAAAGCACAAGCGGGGGTTGATGTAGATATAGATGAAGCTCGTCGAATTATCAACGTATATAGAAACACTAATTGGAAGATTGCACACTTCTGGAGAGCATGCCAAGATTTGCTAAGTAGGATGTATAACAAACAAAATGTTTGTATAGGCACCAATGGTTTAATTTGTAATGAAGGGGAAGCAATAAAACTACCCTCTGGCTTGCTTATGCGGTACGATAACCTAAACTTTTATTTTGAAAATGAAAAAGGTAGGCAGTTTGTCTACGATACTCGCCAAGGTAGAACACGTATCTACGGCGGGAAGGTAACAGAGAACATATGTCAAGCTGTTGCTAGGTGTATCATTGGTGAACAGATGTTGCTGATAGCCAAGAAGTATAGAGTCGTGATGACTGTACACGACAGTATTGTGTGTTCAGTACGCAAAGAGGAAGTAGACGAGGCACGTGAATACATAGAAACATGTATGCGTGTAGTACCCGATTGGTGTCAGGGCATGCCGTTGGATTGTGAAAGCGGTGTTGGTTTATCGTATGGGGGTTGTGAATGACTGAGAAAATAGTAATACCCGATGTAGCGATACGTCAATGGAACGAAAGATACTATCCAAAAGCTAATGAGCGAAAGCCCGACAATACTAACTGTATCCATTGTGGGGATCTGGTTTCAGAGTATGGCTTTCCGTTCCCCATAGCGTGTAATATATGTATAGATAAGGAACAGCATGAGCCTAATACCATGGTCATTTAGTAAACTAAAGGCATTTGAAACATGCCCCAAACAGTTCTACCACGTAAAGATATTAAAAGAATATCCGCAAGTGGAGACAGAAGCTATGCGTTACGGCACTGATGTACACCTAGCATGTGAAGAATACATACGTGACGACAAACCCCTACCTAAAAAATACAAATACGTATTACCCACACTTGAAGCTCTAAAACGTAAACAAGGTGAAAAGTTATGTGAGTATGAGTTGGGTTTGACTGAGGATTTGAAGCCTTGTGGGTTTAAAGACAAAGATGTATGGTTTCGTGGCATAGCTGACTTGATCATATTAGATAAGGACAACAAGTTAGCGTGGGTCGTAGATTACAAAACGGGTAAATCCGCACGCTATGCAGACAAAGGGCAATTAGAACTTATGGCTCTTGCAGTGTTCATACACTTCCCAGAAGTAAAAGAAGTCCGTGGTGGGTTACTGTTTGTTGTGTGTAAACAACTTATCACAGAGACATATTCGTACTGCGGTCACCAGTCAAGTCTAATTGACAAATACACAAACAAGTTCAGACAAATGATAATCGCATCGGACAGTGGGGTGTGGAACGCCAAGCCAAGTGGTTTGTGTCGTAGACACTGTGATGTTGTTCAATGTGTACACAATGGGAGAAACTGATGCCATACAAAAACCCAAAAGATAGAAAGAAACAAAAGAACCCACCCGTGGGTAGTAAAGCTCATGAAGCACGTATGGAACGGCAACGTGCTAGACGTAAGTTTGATAGAGAGAATGGTTACGAAAAACGTAAAGGCAAAGACATATCTCACAACAAGTCGTTGCACAACGGCGGGTCAAACAAAGATGGGTATAGATTAGAAGATCGTAGCAAAAATCGTTCACGCAACTACAAAAGGAAGAAAAAATGAGTAAATTTATTGAATTAACTTGCCCACATGGGGGGAGACAATTCGTCAATTTTGATTTAGTCGAGTCTTTTGAACCCGCACCAGAAAAAGATCCAGAACATGCTTGGGAAGGTAGGGTAGTGGGTGGTAAAGAAAATCCAGATGGTGTTATAGGCACATGGATATATTTTTGTAGTAAGGGGTGCGAAGAATTTAAAGTATGGGACACACCAGAAGAAATATTGGAGAAACTTAATAACGTATGAGAATATTTGAAAACAAGGCAATCGCACTACGCCTACGCAATCCAGAGAAAGTAACTTCTATTATTCCAAAGAGTAAGAAAATAGATGACAACGAGGTGTTGGTTAATTGGGGTGTAGATGAAACCAAAGCTCTACGTAATATGAATATAAAAGCACCTTCTCCCATAGAGGGTAGGTATAAGTGGTCGGGTAAGTACGAACCATTTGACCACCAAAAGAAAACGGCAGGGTTTTTAACGATGAACAAACGTGCGTTTTGTTTTAACGAACAAGGCACGGGTAAGACTGCTAGTGCAATATGGGCAACTGACTATCTAATGAAAGAGGGTAAGATAAATAGAGTGTTAGTCATATGTCCTCTGTCAATTATGGATAGTGCATGGCGTGCTGACTTGTTTACTTTTGCTATGCACAGAACAGTTGATGTAGCTTATGGTACAAAAGACAAACGTAAAAAGATAATAGAGGGTGGTGCTGAGTACGTAATAATAAATTATGATGGTGTAGAAATAGTACAAGATGCCATAGCTAAAGGTGGATTTGATTGTATTATAATAGACGAAGCAACACACTATAAAAACGTACAGACAAAGAGATGGAAAACTCTAAACAAACTACTCAAACCAGACACGTGGCTATGGCTTATGACGGGTACACCCGCCGCTCAAAGTCCTCTCGATGCTTACGGCATAGCTAAGTTAGTAAACCCAAAAGCGGTACCCAAATTTTTTAGTACCTTTCGTGACCAAGTAATGGTTAGAATTACGCAATTCAAATGGGTGCCGAAAGAACATGCTACTGATATTGTGTTCAATGCACTACAACCTGCTATACGTTTTACCAAAGACGAATGTCTTGATCTACCACCAATGGTGTATACAAAACGAGAAGTAGAACTTACACGCCAGCAAACCAAATACTATAAACAATTACGTGACAAGATGATTATGCATGCCGCAGGTGAAGAAGTTACGGCACCGAATGCAGCAGTCGCCATGAGTAAGCTCCTACAAATAAGTTGTGGTGCGATATATACAGATGGCGGGGACGCCTTAGAGTTTGACATAACGCACAGATATAAAGTATTACGTGAGGTTATTGATGAGGCAAGTAAAAAAATAATAGTGTTCGTACCATTCAAACATGTTATAGATGTGTTGACTGATAAACTACGTAGTGATGGTATAACCACAGAGATAATACGTGGTGATGTATCTGCACCTAAACGAACTGAAATATTTAAACGCTTCCAAGAAACAGATGACCCAAAAGTTCTTGTAGTACAACCGCAGTCTGCCTCACATGGTGTGACGTTGACCGCCGCAAATACAGTTGTGTGGTGGGGACCAACTTCCTCGCTGGAGACATACGCACAAGCTAATGCACGTGTACACAGGTCTGGACAAACACATAAATGCACTGTTGTGCAGCTACAAAGTTCTTACGTAGAGAAACGTGTTTACGCATTATTAGATAATAGAATAAATGTTCACACAAAAATGATAGACCTTTACAACGAAATAGTTGACTAATGTAGTATCTGCTACTAAACTATATGTTTTAACAACATTGGGGGGTAAAAATGGCTAATAGCATTACGCCAGATAAACTTGTGGCTACTTATAATAAGATAAAAGCAAAGCGTGCCGAGTTATCTGCAAAGTTTAAAGAAGAAGATGGTGTTCTTAAAGAACAACAAGATATGGTCAAGCAAGGCATGATTGAGTTTTGCGATGAACATGGTCTGGAGAGTGTTCGCACCAACGAGGGTTTGTTTTATAGGACAGTAAAGACACGTTATTGGACTAGTGATTGGTCGTCTATGCACGAATTCATTTTAGAAAATGAAGTACCAGAGTTATTAGAGAAACGTGTTAATCAAACTAATATGAAACAATTTTTAGAAGAAAACCCAGACGTTTGTCCGAAAGGATTAAATGTCGATTCTGAGTATGTAATAACTGTGAGGAAGAAGAAATGACTGAGGAAGTTTTTGTACCGATTGAAAAAGCGGCAAAACATTTTGGTATATCTGTATCTACCTTTAGGTCTTGGGTGCGTTCTGGTGCAGTACCCAGAGATACCTATGTAAAGGTAGGTAACACATACAGATTTAATTTAGAAAATGTGTCAACCGCTTTAACCAAACAACCAGAAGAACCAATAGAAACAATGAACTTTGATGACGACGAGGATTTTTAGGTGCGTCGGATTAGTATTCGTGATGGGTTGTTTCCAGATAATACAAAGAGTGCAGAGATGGTTATAGTCAATGCGTCTCCCGTAGCACGTGCGTTTTTCGATAACGAGTTTGATGCACAGAAAACAGTCGCACCAACGTGTTGGTCTGAAGATACACAAAGACCGTGCCCGGGAGTACCCGAATCACAACGTCAAGCACTACGCTGTATGGATTGTAAACAAAACATTCGTGGTTCATCTGGTTATGGCAGAGCGTGCCGATTTTTACAAAGGTTGGCGGTGGTCAGAGTAAATGATTTAGAAAAAATATATCAATTACAGTTGCCCGCTACGTCTATTTTTGGTAAAACTGTAGGCGGTCACATGCCCCTACAAGAGTACGTACGCCACTTAGCAAAATATAATACTAAAGTTATATCTGTTGCCACTGAAATATATTTTGATGACAACAGCAGTGTACCAAAACTCTTTTTCAAACCTATACGTGGGTTAGATAAAGAGCAGTTAGAAACTGTAGAGGGTATGATAAATCATCCCGACACATTAGAAGCAATAACCTCGATTACAAAATCGAGTGCAACCTCGTCGCCCTTTAATTCTGTAAAGGGTTACGTACATTAAAAACCATTCTAAGGAGAATGAGCATGACACATTTAATAAATAATGTTAAAGCGTTATACCCACGCATAAATCAAACATATCGTTTCGATAACACAGAAAATCGTTCTGTACCTTGTGACCCATTAGATGATGGTGCCGCATATGAAATGTCATTCTTAATGACAAAAGAACAAGCCAAAGAATTGTTTACAGCTATGGCTAAAGCATATAAAGAGAAGCGTGAAGATAAATGGCCAGCACAATTAGAAATGCCATTTAGTAAAGATGAAGATGGTATGTATGTAGGTAAAGCTAAACTTAAAGGTGCGTATGGTAAAGATGTTACTAACAAACCTGCACAGTATGATGCTAAGACAAACAAGTTACCAGAAGACTTCAAACTTACAACAGGCAGCACTGTCAATATCGCAGTTGTCTTTGTCCCATACAACATGCGTGAGCATGGAGTTTCATTACGATTAAAAGCTGTGCAAGTGGTTCAGTTAGCCGAAGCAAAAGCACCTTCTAATCCGTTCGCTTCTGTCGAAGGGTTTGACACAAAAGAAGATAACCCATTTGCAGGTGGTGGCGTAAGCCAAGAAAAGATTGAAGAAGTTACCGCTGATGTCTTTGATGAAGAAGAACCACCAAAGAAAAAAGCTAAAAAGAAAACAGCTAGTAAACCAAAAAGCGATGATGATTTAGCTGATATAGTTGATGGTTGGGACGACTAATAATCCCTGCGTAGCCGTGGGGCATACTACTGCCCCTACGGTATTTTTTATTTTTTGGGGGGATTATGAACACGACACAATTCTTAGACCGCACGCTATCAAAAAAAGGTGAGTATTGTTTATTAGCACTACGACCAAAAGACAATCGCAGAGTACAACAATTTTATAATTCTGTAGGTCACTTGACAGACGCGGCAAATGATTTAGACGATAAAGGATTTGATGTTTATTTTGCTATGGCTACTTTCTTAGAAGTAGGCTCACGCAAAGTAGATAATATAAAGAAAATAAAATCTTTCTTTTTAGATTTAGATTGTGGTGATGGTAAAGATTTTGAGTCTCAAAGAGATGCCATAACACAGCTCAGGAACTTTTGTAAAAAGTTATCCTTACCTAAACCTGTTATAGTAAACTCTGGTAGAGGGGTTCATGTATATTGGATATTAGCTGAACATGTATGTGTAGATGATTGGCTACCCGTAGCAGAGCAGTTAAAGAAATTATGTGTACAACATGGATTGTCTGCTGACCCTGCTGTGACTTCTGATGCGGCTAGAGTATTGCGTGTGCCGAAAACACACAACCATAAGTCCGACCCGCCTGCAGAAGTAAGTATAATATCTGATGCAGATAATATTGACTTTGATGTATTCTCGGAACTGTTGGGGTGCGACCCCATACCCACACCTAATAAAGTAGATAGCACTACATCTTTCTTAGATGCTGTAAATAGTAATATAACTAGCAGTTTTAAAGATATAATGCGTAAGACTATTGATGGTAAAGGGTGTGAACAGTTAAAGATAATAGTCACAGACCAAGAAAACTGTACTGAACCTATGTGGCGTGCGGGATTATCTATAGCTAAGTTTTGTTCTGATGGTGAAAGAGCATCACATGTGATATCTAAAAAGCACGAAGATTACACACCAGAACTTACTACTGAGAAGTTAAATAATATTAAGGGGCCTTATCTTTGTACCACATTTGACGAGCATAATTCAGATGTGTGTGTAAACTGCCCGCATTGGGGTAAGATTAAATCTCCTATTGTACTAGGACAAAAGATAGCAGAAGCAGATAGTAATGTAGTACACGAGGTGGCACTTAATTTACCCGATGCACCTACGCAAAAATATGTTATACCGACGTACCCAAAGCCTTATTTTCGTGGTGCGAACGGGGGTGTTTACATGCGTACGTCGAACGCAGACGGAGATGTAGACGAGAAAATGATATACCACAACGACTTGTACGTTGTGCGTAGACTCAAGGATGCAGAACTAGGCGAAGCCATAGTAATGCGTTTACACTTACCAAAAGATGGGGTGAATGAATTTACAGTGCCTTTGATAGCTGTAACATCAAGGGAAGAATTTAGAAAAGCTATGTCAAAAGAAGGTGTAGCTGTTACTAAGATGGATGAACTTATGACCTATACGACTACTTGGGTAAATGAATTACAAGCCACTGCCACGGCAGATACGGCTCATAGACAATTTGGTTGGACTAATGATAAATGCGAAGCCTTTATAGTTGGTAATACAGAAGTGCGTGGTAACGAGTTAAGGTTTAACCCACCTTCTACCCCAACCGCTGGGTTGTTTTCTGCTTTTGAACCTAAAGGTACTATGCAAGGGTGGTTAGACATGGCTGAATTTTATAACAAAGATGGTATGGAGTTACATCAGTATGTGCTTGGCACAGCTTTTGGCTCTCCGTTGATGGTATTTTCAGAAGTACAATGTTCTACCATGCACCTACATAGTAAGAAAGGTGGGCATGGTAAGACAACTGCTATGTTTGCAGGTGCATCTGTATGGGCTAACCCCAAAGAGTTTGTGTTAGATAGGAAAGACACGCATGCTAGTAAGATGAATAGGGGTGAGTTATACCACAACTTGCCACTATATATTGACGAACTTACTAATGCCCGGGGTAAAGAGTTGTCTGATTTAGTATACCAACTAACGTCTGGACAACAACGGGCAAGAATGTCAAGTGGCTCTAACCAAGAGAGGTTCAGAGGTATGCCATGGTCACTACAAGCTGTTACCACAGGTAACGCAAGTATGATTGAAGCAATAAGTGCATCTAAAAATGCACCGATGGCAGAGGCTAGGCGTGCTTTAGAATGCCACGTAAGAAAAACTACACACAATATACCTAAAGAAGTAACCGATAAGTTTGCTAAAAGTGTGCAAGATAACTACGGCCATGTAGGTATACCTTATATCCAATACATAATCAATAATGTTGAGACTGTAAAGAAAGCATATGAGCAGGTGAGAACTCGTTTAGACAGATTAGCAGGTATGCAAGCCGAACACGGATATTGGTCAGCAGGTGCGGCGGCGAACATAACGGGTCTACTCATAGCTAAGAAATTAGGTTTTATAAATTATGATTTGAAAAAGATAGAACAGTGGGTGGTGGCACAACTAAAAACAAACAAAGCGTCTGTAGATGATATGACTGTATCTGTTGGACAATTATTAAACGATTACTTTACAGAACACTACAACAACATGATATGGATAAAAAGCACACAAGACTTACGTAAAGAAAATAATAATGGCTTGGATACTTTGGTTATACCCGATGCTACACCGAGAGCAAACAGATTAGTTGCTAGGTATGAAACAGATACTAAGTTGGCGTTCTTGTTACCCAAACCACTAAAAGAATGGTGTGCTGAACAACAAATACACTATGGTCAATTTGTAGCCGATTTAAAAGAAAAGATGAACGCTAAGTCTCAAAAGGTACGTATTACAAAAGGCACGCTAATGCAGTTACCACCTACGCACGTGCTTGTAGTTAAGTGTGATGCAGACATACCAGAGGAGTTAATATATGAGTCAGGGAGTTCTAAAAATACATGATGTAAACCCAGATGGTATACGTATTGTACTAAAATGGGATACGTTTGTGCCGGGATCTTCTATGTTTGTACCTTGTGTAAATACGCATGAGTGTATACGACAACTAAAGAACATAACAAAAAATAAAAAGTTATGTGTGGTAACAAAAATAGTGGTAGAAAATGAACGTTTAGGGGTTCGTATTTGGAGAACTGTGTGATAAACTAGAAAAGTGGTGGGTTTTTAATTTTTCCTCTCATCACTTTCATTCTCCAATGACTCCCCTTACTGCTAACCCCCCCTAGTGGTAAGGGGTCTTTAAAATAGTTGGAGTCCGTTATCCCAATCTTCTCTGTAGTCTTCAAGCATATCTCTAAGTATTGGGTTTATGGTGACACCATTGTACATTTCAGCAGAAGTTTGTCTGTGTCTATCCAAAGACCTTTTTCTAGTTTCACGAGTTATCTTGGCATCTGGTGCTTTGCTTCTTACCTTGTCATTAAACTCCTCTATATCATCCATGACCTCTGACACTTTCTCGTAATCACCATCACGTCTTGCTACATATAATCTCTCTAGTAAAGAACTTCTTTCTTTATTTATGACTCGCTCTAACTTTTTAGTTTGCATGTTTTGTTCTTGTTGTAATGTGTACTCTTTAGGAGCAAAGCCTATTGCTTGACCAAACAAATCAAGTCCATTCATATCGTCAAAGATAGGATCGCCACGACGTGTTCTTGCACCTTCTGTCCTATATCTACCTAATGCTTTGAATGCGTTAGCACCTGCGGCAGGTAAAACATTTTCAATACCACGATCTATATACCCTTCACTAAAGTCATTCATACCCCTACCAATTTTTTTAGCTGTACTAAATGCGGGGCCACCTGCATAGTAAAATATATTTTCTTCTATGGAGGCATCAGGGTTGTATCTGTTAAGTTGTAATATTAACCCAGATAGTGCTATACGTTGTGACACATCTGCACCTGTTATACTGGTAACGGCACCTTTATACCAACCCTCACCAATGTGTTTACGTACTATTGTTTCTGCATCTTCCTCATCATCATCTAATAACATGTTAGAAATCATCATAACTGCACCGAATAATGGGAAACCTCTTACTCCAGCAAAGAATACAGATGAACCTGTTATACCTATTAGTTGACGAAGGGCTATTTTTCTGACCAAAGGGTCTTCATGTTTATCTATCATTCGTTTTGCTGATGCTAAGAAAGTGCTGTACATACGTATGCCGAATGACTTATACATCATAGCAATACGCCCTATATTACGTTGTCCTATACGACCTGTGGTTTCTAAGTTAGTACCACCATTTAATTTTTGTGTTTGTTTTATGGCGTATTGTGCGGCTATCTTTTGTTTTTCTGCTGTCGATAAAGCTAACTCTTGTGGAGTAGGTTTGTTTTCTAATTTAAGTCCCTTGTATGTTTTACCTTCCAACCTATCTAACTCTAATTTATATGCAGTTAACATGGTCGCTTGTCTATTGAATTGCTCTACGTGGTGGAACATAAACGCTGATGTTTTAGATACAAAGTCTAAAATACCTCTTATATCTTTACCCGACCTACCTGTGTAATCTATATTTTGTGCATCAGAAACAAATGAACTATTTAAATATCCTTGTTCTGCCGCTATTTGCACTAATGGTTGTAAGGTTTCTAATTCTTTTTTAAACTGTACGCCTTTTTCACCCTCTGGAATTTTTATATCATCGCGGAGTTGGTATTGACCATCTTTACTTAATACAAAATAGTTATCTAAAGAATTTATTTGGTAAGTATCTACCTCATTTCCTGCTAGTGTTTTTCTTCTGCCCGATGCTCTTGGTTTAAATTCAGTACCAAACATAGAATTAGAAGAAGCCATTAAAGAATCTCTAACAGACCCACTAGAACCTAATATAGTAGAGGCTGTAGCCATAGCTCTAGTTGTAGCACCTGCTCCATACTCCGCAGTCAGATACGGCCCAACTACCAAAGGCATTTGCGATAGGTTTACCATCGCACCTGATACGTTAAACCCTATGGTATAGGTAAATGCTAATCTGTTACTCTCTCTTGCAACATCTTCAAAAAAGTTGTTTGGTGGGTTTAAAGCAAACTCAGCTCGCTCTAATAATTCATTTTTTAATGTTTCAAAAGATATTTTTAATTTTTCACCCGTTGCTGCACGTAACCCTTTTGCTTCTAAAGTTTTAACAAAATCTGTATCTAATCTAGGTGCTTGTAGTTCTTCTACTACATCAGCTATACGTTGTATTTCTACAGCACCCCTCATACGCTCTATTTGTCTAGCTAATACCGGAGCTTTGTTTTTAAATGAAGTAAACGCATCTGGCTCAAACCCCGGCACGTTCTCACGTGTTTGAAAACCTTTAGCAAAAGAAGCCTCTGGTAATGCTTTTATAAATGATTGCATAAAAGTAGTCACAACTTCAGGTTGCACATTTGACTTTTTTAAGTAGTCCATTGTTTTTGATACAAAAGAAGTAGGAGGTGCACCCCTAAATTTCATAGGGGCATCGCCTTCCCTTGTTTCATATATGGGTTTTCCTGCTTTATCTGTTAATACGTTAGGGTTATTTCTTATTTCTTGTTCTATATATTGTTTACGTTCTAAATTAGTCTTAAACATTTTAAATACAAACACGTCACCGTCTGCATCGGTTTTTAAGTTGTATCCTAATTTGTAGTCACCCTCACGAGTCAATGGGAAGTAAGGTCTAATACGTCTTTTATCAAACAGTTGAGCAAAAATATCTTTTTTAAGTTGTGCCGCACTATCTGGATCTCTACTAAGTAGAGCGTCTATCCTACTCTCTATAACTTTTTTGAGTTCTCCGTATAATGTTTCATACGAGTCACGCATTTTTATATATTGTGTTTTACCTGAAGCTGGTAATTGGTCGAATAAACTTTTTATTCTTTTATAGTTTTCTTTATCTTGTGCAGACGTGTATTCAGTTATATTGTCAGTAGGGTCAACACGATTTATTGTACTTTCATGCACGACTGAATTAAATAAATCTATCTGTTCTTTGGTAGCAGTGTTGTACCATTTTTGTAAGTCATCTATAGAAGCACTAACATCTTTATTTCTTTCGTCAGCTAGACCACGCATTTTACGCATAGCTTCATCTAACTCTGTAGCAGCTCTACCCAAACGTTTGTCAGTTACTGTAGCTGCTTCGGCTAACACTTCTGAAGGCATAACAAATGCAAGAAAATTCTTAGGTGCTTGAGGAACTGTTTGAGTAAGAAAATCATATAATTGTTTTCTTATTTCACCTTTACTAACAAATTTTTCTATAGCCCTTTGTACATTACCCATCTTATCTAATATGCTTTTAATTGCTTCTGGGTTGTTTGCACGTTGTGCTAGTGGCGAACCATAGTAGTCTGCATTGTCTGGTGATAATATTTTTTCAATTAGACTATCTGCTAAGTCACCCGCAGTTACACCTCTCTTAGTTTCTATATCTAGGAATGTAGAGGTTATAGGTAAGTTTGGTTTGCCTAATAACCTACGTAAGAAGTTACGTATTATGTTTTTAAACTTTTGGAAAGCCGAGACAGGTGTACCATTAGGGTATAGTTTATCTAAACTTCTACGAAACTCAGGATTACCAAATGCTTCTGCAACAAACTCGTCAAGGTTAGTCCCACCATATACTGTGCCTAATTGGTCTTTTACACTTTCATACAGTGCGTTTAGTTGTCTAGTAGTTAAATTATTAGAATCTCGTAGTGTTGCAAACGTAGCCATATGTGTAGCTTCATGCAATAAGGTGTGTACAGTCATTCCTTTACTAGGATCAAGCACTATGTAGTTATTTATCACACCATCATATTTGTTTATTGCTTTATCATTTTTCATATTAGTGCTAAACCCAGCAGGTACAAACGCGCCAGCAGGTCTTTTAGAAAAGTCTTTTTGGTCAGTGTCCGTCAGATACTTGAGCATTTGTTCACCTGCGTACGCTACACTATTTTTATTTGCATTAGGGTCAGCAACTACTATTTTAGTGTCACCTACATAAGTTAATAGCTTTCTTGCTATTGCTTTAAATCTTGGATTCTTTGTAGAATTTATTACTGTTTCAAGTACACCTTTTAAATTGTCATCTTTTATCTCAATAGTTTCATCTACAAATTCATTTACTTCTCTGTTTGCACTTGGGTCATACATATCACCATCTAGCGATACGTTTAAACTTACGATTGCTTCAGCTACGTCTCTGGCAGATTGACCACCTTCATTAAGATTATCTATAAGCCCGTTATATACTTCTATCGCTTCTTGTTGCTCTGTAGTAAGATCACTTTCTAAATCTACTTCCTTCACCTTACCTTTTTTTGCAGCTTTACTAGCAGCGGCTGTATCTTCTTTTTCTTGTCTTATCTCTGCTTCTTTTATTTCGTTTTGGAGTTGTTCTGTAAGTTTTTTATCTTGTCTAGCTCTCTTTTTAATTTCTCTTTGTGCGGCCTTTACCCCTTTTCTTCTTATAAGTGTTTGGAAATCTCGTATTTCTGATGCACGTTCGTCTTCTTTTTCAGTGCGTGTTTTTTTCACAGCCGCTTCTTGCTTTTCAATCCATTCTTTTGTTTTAGGATCTAAATTCTTTTTAGCCCACTTAACAAAATCAGAGGCTTTTCTTTTATCTGTTTCTTCAAATAATTTTTTTTCAGCGTCCGTATCCATTCCCGGCTTACCTCTAATAGATTCTTCAACAGCGGCAAGTAATGCACTGTTAGCATCATCATATCTTGTAAGGTATAGTTTCGCAGCAAATACTTGTCCTTTACCTGCTTTTCTTGACCTAGACACATTAGTAAGACCTGTAGATTGTTTTACATTATTTAGTTTATCTTTGTCTTCTCTTGTTAAAGGATCTACGGGTGTGCTTGGGTCAAAAGCGTTTTCAAACTTAGTAACTAGTTGACCTTTTTCTCTTTGTTGTTGTACGCCTTCTTGAGCTTTTTTTAATGCTTGGGCTATTGCTGTAGTTTGTTTTACTGCACGGTCGAGTTTTCTTTTTCTGCGAGGAGTTGTAGGAGTTCCTCGCTCAGTAGTCTCCACTCTACGGGTTTTAGTTTCGGTAATTGGATCTCGCTTCTTGAGGGCTTTGATTCCTTTCCCCACTCCCAGACTTCGCTGATTATCTCGAATGCTAACTCCACCTCCCACTTCTTCAGTTTGGGTAGTGACAGTAGTATCGGTTCCTGTTTTTTGTGTGGGTACATTTCTTTTTCTACCTCCCCTTAAATCTAAAGTACCTTGCTCAAGGGGAGCACCCTCTGCAAAGCTAATTATTTTATTTCTAGTTTCAGTAGTTAAACCTTTTTGCCCTTGTTTACGTGCATAAGTTAATAGCGTGTCTTTAACGTCTGGTAACTTCTTACCTTGTACTTCAGTTCGCACCGCTGCATCTTTAGGTATTCCTAAAGTATCTAAAGTCTTCTTAGATATAATTGTGTCTTCTTTAATATCTAAAGCTTCATTTAATCTAGCACGAACAGCAGGATCACGTACTTTTGTTTCACTTAAAAATTTCTGAATATCGGGGTTAGTTATTGACACACCAGTCAAAGCCTTACGCAACTTACTTCTAGGTGCTAACCCTATTTGATCTAAAAATTCTTTAGTTATAACTACTTTATTCGGTTCAGCACTACGCCTCGCTGATAACAAAAGCCTAGAGAACGCATCTATTTGAGCATCTTCTTCAGATAAAGTTTCTCTAGCTTCATCTTCTAGTCGCTTAGTTTCATCTTCTTGGCGTTTATCTATAACACTATCTTTAGGTTTATCTCCAAGAGTAGCTTCTTTTTCTTCAGCTTCTTTTTTAGTTTTTTCTTCTATTTCTTGTTGTAAGCCTACTTCACCTGCTGTTGTACCTACCATTATAGGTGGAGTTAACTTTTTAGTTTTATCCTGTGCTGTCTCTATAATCTCATCAATTTTTTTGCCTAGATTATCGTCAAATAACTCTCGTTGTTTAATATCATCTTTGGCTTCTGGTTTCTTAGTATCATCTTCTTTTTTATCTGCTTCATCAAACAAATCCATTTGTTTGTCTCGGCCTCGTTCTTCTTCAAGCTCTTGTGCAAACATGTCACCCTGTGGGTCTTTACGTTTGTCCCGGGCATCTTGTTCTTTCTTACGCTTATCTAAATCTTCAGGCTTAGGAGCACCTTGCACCCTATCTTTTTCGGCTTGTGCTTGGTCTAATTCGTCTTGGAATAAATCTTGTTGTCCTTTAGGAGGCTCTGGAGGTGGTTTAGGCTCGCCGATTTTTCTACCTCTATAGAATAAATCAGTAAACAGTTGTACTACACTACCTACTTGTCCACCAATAATTGCTTCTTCTGTTACACCTGCGTCAAGTAGTGCACGTTCTGGGTTATAACCAAGTTTTTCATTTAAGTTTTGTAGTATGGCGGCTGTGGCTTCTTGTCCAGCTTCTACACCACCTGTGACCACTGCGTTACGTACGCGGTCTTTAATACCTTTAACATTCTTAACACCTAACTTATCTACTAAATCACTTATAATAGGCACTTCAAGCTGTTTCATGAAACGACCCAGAGGTGCTACTTCAGTCGCCCCTATAAGTGTACCAAATAGTGCGGCTCTACTACGTTCTTCTTCTGTTGCACCTGCGGCTCTAGCTCTTTCACTTGCCTCACCTGCACCTGCACCCATACCGATACCGCCAGCCGAAGTAAGACCTGCGACTCTTTGAGCTTTAGCACCTGCACCAAGTAACTGTGCACCTTTTGCTGCTGCACCGCCGGGAACAGCGAAGGTAAGTAATGAACCCAAACCTGTACCAAACTTATATAACCCAGAGTCAGGGTCGCCTCCTTCAGGCATAAACGCATCAGCTACGGATTGGATTTTTTCTCGGGCTTTTAATTCAGCGTTTTCTTCTAGTAACGTAGATACACCAAGAGCTGCTGATTCTAGTGTGCCAACTACACCTGCACCTACACCACGAGCTAGATTACCTATCGCACCTGTATCATCAAGTTCTATTGTTGGGGCAAGAGTTCTATAAGGATTTGTTTTGACACTTATGGCAGTTTCAAGTTCTCTAACAGCAGCTTTGTCACCGGCAGCTTTAGCTCTTTCTAAACCTATTTTTAGTTGCTCAAGTGTATACACGCACGCACCTTTTTAGTTAGGAAGATATGGAGTAGAAGTAGCGCTTAAAATATCATCAATGTTAGCTTCTTTAGTAGCTTTAATTGTTTTAAGTTCATCAGCGAGGCTTTCATCTACTAAGCTACTCATGTATTGCAATAAAGCATCGCCTTCTTTACCTATTCGTAATTGTATTTGTCTCTCTATTAATGCGTTAACTTGGTCTAATGCCATTTGTTCTTTAGAACCCGGTGGCTTACCTTTAGCTTTCTTTATGTAATCGTCTACTCTATACATATCGGCTAAATTATTTCGTAGTTCTCCTACCGCTGTAACTAACTCACTATTTCTTTGAGTAATATAATTTAATATAGTCCCATCATTTTGCGCTTTCTGTAGTGCTAGTGCTTCTTTTTTATAATCAATATCACTAATTATTTTAAGTGCAGCTTGTAGGTTTCTATTATTTTCTGCTTTTGCGGCTAACTCTCTGTCTAATCTAGCACGTTCGTTTTTCTGGTCAGTTTCAGTTAAGTTAGCTATGGTGTTACGAGCAGCTTCTTTAGCACGGTTGGATTCTGCTATGCTTGTAAACATTCTGTCCAACCCTTCTTTTTGGAAGTTATCCATACGTGTTTCATCAATTCTACGTAAGTCACCTCTTTCAATTATAGCGTCTCTACCAGCTTTTCTATCTCTTGATCTTTCACGTTGTAAGCCTTCTACACCACCACCCATTGTTCCTGTTCTTGCAAGATTAACAGCGAACGCCGCATCTTCAGCTTGTTTTTGTGCTCTCTTAGCTTCAGCAGAAGTATCATATGCTTGTAGTTCGTCTATCTGTTGTTGACTTGCAGTCTTCTCTTTGAACTTACCAAAAGTATCTTTATCTTTCTCGTCAGTGCCGATACCATATGTATCTAATACTGTTTTTTGAGCAGCTTCACCTGCTTTTTGTGAGTCTTGTACAGCGGCTGCCATTAGACCAAGACCACCCGTATTTTCTCCTGTTTCTTTATCTATGACTGGTGCTGCTGCAAACTTATCAGTG